CAGGAGTTGCGAGTCCTATATTGAATGTGTCTATCAATATATTCTGTACTATCATGTTATAGCTGTATGAAATATAACTTTTTTTCGACGGTGACAGTAATGAGTCTACTGCGCACCGGCTTGTGTGCTCTTGATAAGCGTAGGGTGGACCACCTACGCCTTGCAATTTATTGTGGTGCAAAGAATGGAAAACAAAGCAAGTTGTTGTACTATCAAGAATGAAGTTATACAAACTCCAATAATAAAAAACCATCGACATATTTTTGATGTGGTCGTAATCAAACGCACACAAAGCGCGGTGTCGACGCGCCAGCGGAACTCAGAGCTCAATCGCTAAATTGTGTTAATGTGCATAATGTCCGCGATTGAAATTAGACATTTGTGCGAACCTAGTCACAGCACGAACAGCACTATCTATAACATTTGAGGCATGTGAACGCAACCGCGAACCGAGACTACCATTTTAAATAGAATCAGGGTTGTGGGTTTCGATTATATCACGTAAAACGTTCACATCAGCGCTTCTAGTGATTTAAGCATCAGCGGGGGCAAATGGCTTCTAGACCATAGTAGGAATGTATTCAAATGTCTCTTTGTATTCGAATTACCAGGTTTCACCACTAGCTAAACCGTCAAATCGTATATACATAGGGTTACGATATAACATATCTTGAGCTAAGTTAGTGTTCCCGCTACTGGCAGCCATAAATTACATATCCAAGTCATCAAGTGGTAGCCAATTGAATTCCAATTTGCCGCTAAATTAATCAGCCACGAGTGAAACCTCATATGAGTTGCTCAGTTATAAAATTTACGATTAGGTGGGGAATGCATTCACGATTGTGCTAAGTGCAGTACCAGAAGACCATTAACGACCAAAGTCGGAACCACAGGTGTATATTCCAGCTCGAACGTTATCGTTAGCGAGTGGGTAGAATCTAAAACCGGCACGCAAAAGTCGTGCACTAGTCCAAATGCCAGTGCCTGTGTCTACACTACCAGTATTTGACATAAAACTGGTATAAGTGCTAGCCACAGATGACGTGCCCATGGTTGTGTTGTTAAGCACAATCCAGTTGAAGAGACCAGCAGATGGTGCAGTACCATTGTGTGTGAAATTTTGAGGAAAAGCTATCACATAAATTGTGCCTGCAGTGTCTGCGGCAACTTTTTAGGTAGTTATTTTCTCTGCTATACTTGTGTTTCTTGCAAAAGAACTAGGTCCTTTGATGGGTGCACAATCATGAGGAGAGAGCACACTCTTCACATATGGAGGGACACGCATAAGCTGACTTGTGCGGTTTTATTTTTTCTTAGGCATGACGGTCTTTGTTTTTTTAACAACTTTGTTAGGTCTTTGATTTTTTTGCTAATTTTTTGTAACGCGTTTCTAGCTTGCGTTGTTATTTTTCTTAATATTGTCAAGTGGGATCCCGGAATCAGGTCTGTCGACCATGTAACGAATATACTCGGATTCGTGTTCTTTTTACATAAAAAGCCGGAAAAATTTGCTTTCATAATCTTTTTCGGAAAGAGATAACGTGGTTGGTACCAGGTTAACAAAACCACTGCTAGCAAACTCTGAAAGTAGTTTGGGGCTAGGTGCGTTTAATGCTAGTGTGTCACTCAGCAGTGCTACACCCGGATACAATTTTGTGTGGGGCATGCATCCAACAATGAGCCCTGTGTTTTCGAAATTAGTACTTTACAAGTATGGGGCCATTATACCACATCCAACAATCTCGTCTAAGTACATATCTCTGTTTGGATCAGCCGTAATGAATTTGTAATAAGCGTTACGGAGTTCGTGCTGGTATAGCTATTGAATGGCAACTGGGTCAGTTATTCTGTGGTTAACATGCATTTAATCTTGGTAAGTATTGAATGCATCTTTGTTCTTAAAAGAACCCTCTCTGAAGTTAACCTTACAAAAAGGTTTAAGAATTGAGGCCCATGAAAACCAAGAATAAGCACGAGCATTTTTGTGATCTTGTACAGTTATTTTGTTGGTCTTCATATAACCACCGCTAAATAATGCGCGGTAAGGTTTGCGAGCGAACGATATGCCAAGCCAAGAAGCAACACCAGCTTTTGAGAGGAAATCGATATAAAGTGGATCAACACTGAGTTTCTTACAAACTTAACCCAGTGCCCCTTATCCTTGCTCACGAATGTATACTCGCTCGTATAGACGACGTGTGACGTCAGCAACGTTGCTCTTGTCAGTAGTGACAAGAGCATCGTCACCAGATGCAAACACTCTATGCTCATAACCACAGCCATGCATTGCATACTCAAGATACATAAGAACCCTTAATGTGTTGCCAAAGGTAGTACGGGTTGCGTGCCCTGAAAAAACGGTACCGTTCACCTTCCCTTTTTCTATAATCCTGCCTTTGTGTCTCAGTATATAGGGTGTTTTTAACATAGTAAGATTATAGAGTAGTTATTCTTTTATAGGATCGTTTAATGCCATACCCCCTTAGTCCATCTTGTATATTATATCCATAAATAAGTTGCGTATCATCCTATTATCACAACTCTCGATAAGTGAACTATATTATGCACTGTCATGGCCGGAAGTGTCACCAGCTATAAACCAATGATTT